TGATTTAAACGAACGAACTTTTTTTCTTGTATAAAATTGTCCCCTTTTGTATTTTTTTCTAGATTTTGTTAATTCCTTTTTTTGTTTTTTTTTATTTTTTTTATTTAAATGTTTTGGAATATATCTTTTTGGGACTATATTCATATAAATATATAAATATAAATTAATTATGGCATTTTTAGTTCAAGGTGATAAAAAAAATGAATGGTGGCTTCCAACACCGAACCAAAAAGCAGCGATTGCTCCCGTTTATGAAAAATGGTTGAAAGGATTAGGACAGGGTAGAATGATGTATCCAGGAACAGAAGTTACTGCAAATGCTAGTTTTGATGGATTTACCTATCTTATTTATATGGCAGGTCCAGGTTCTTATATTCAGAATATTTCACACAACGATAATCGTAAAAGATTGATACATTTTTTACCAGAGCATAATGGCTCAACAACAGGAGAAACTCCATCAACACTTTGATTATATTGTAATAGTTTTCTCTATTATTTTTGGAGGAAGAATTCCCAAATCTAGACATTCTTTTTTTATATGTGCAGATCGTTCGTGAACTATTCTACACAATTTACCATGTTTTCTTATAACAACGCGCCAGTCCCAAAGAAATTGAAGCAATTTTTCAGCATATTGTATTTTATACTTAGTTTCTTTTACTCTTGCAACATTCTGAAGTAATATTCCAGTATTATCTATTACGTGTTGTAACCTGGACATAGCGCGTGTATTCGGGTAATCTAATACTACATATTGCCTACATAATGGACAACTATCTCCCCACTTATATAGACATTTCTTACAAAAATGATGATTACATTTTGTGGTATAATCAGCTTTTTTGAAACAAATAGGACATTCCGCCATTTGTGATATTAACGGTTTTATAGTCTTTAATATCTAATCAATTTTTTAATGTCTCTTACGACATATAAATTTCTAAGGAGCAATAATTACAATTTTTTCTAAATAAATAGTATATGGCAACGCGAAGGAGAAGAAGAAAACGAAGAAAAACGCGTAGAAAACGAGGGCGCGGACCTGAACTAAATTCGCTTCTTAGACATAAAGGACAGAGAAGAGGAACGCATAGTAGCAAACCTCCTGGACGTCGTGCTTCACCAGGAAATGTAGCGCGTTTAGAAAGACACAAAACCCCGCCAACACCACCTCCACAGCCCCAACCTGCCCGGCGCTTCGTGCACGTTCCTGGCCGGCCACCACGACGACTGGTACCCGGGGACCCCCCCCCGATTGATGTCCAAGCCACCGAACGAACATATGCGGCGCAGCTCGGTGCGCCGCGAGTGGATGTTCAACGAGCGCGGCGCGAACGAGCGATGGCAAAAAAGGCGCAGAAGGCGAGGAAGAAGGCGCGCGGCGCGCTCGGAGATCAACGAGTCAAGGACGGACTCCCCCGCCGTCCGCTGCAACCCGGTACCCGTCCCAAGCTCTTCGCCGGCCCCCAAAAGGACTGGGATGCCATGACCTATGATAAAAAGAGGGTGTGGTATCAAGGGCAGAAGGAGCGCGCACGCCACGCGGCGTCCTTTAAGACGCGCCATATTGCAAAAAGCTGTAATCTGTTAAAACGCCCACGCGACAAAGCAACTGTCTCCACTATTATTCCTAAAATCGGCAAGGTGCCCATTGGGTCCTACTGGACCTGGGGGTTCGTCCCGGAGGGGGAGGGTTTCATCAAGGGGGCTCGCGTGGACATGTTCGGCTACCACAATACACATCTATGCAAAAGGAAACCGGGAACGAAGAACGAGTGGGAGACCATATCCGAGAACCCCAAAGAACCCATTTGCGTAATAGATAGCGACCCTTCGCCTGCTGCGCGGGATCGGAAATGGACGCCGAGCCGCACCAATTGGGATGACCCGAATATTAGGGGACATCTAATTGTTAAAGACGATAGATTCCGCACCAGCGCCGCGCCCAGGACCCCCAACAACCCGAAGACGTTCGAGGATTTGGGCCTCCACACCGTAGCTGAGTGCGCAAATGAAACCAATAATCGCCTCGCCGACGTGTACCGCTATTTGCACGACGGCGCGAACAAGCACCCGGACTCCGCGCGCTGGGTGGCCGCAAAACAAGGTTATCTGAGCGAGCCGCCCAAGGCCACCGCCCCACACGCGCTGCGGCGGCTGCGCGCGATACGCGCGCGGCCCGCGTCGCCGGGAGGCGCCGGCCCCGGGGCCCTGGTCGGCGGGGCCGGCGGCGGCAGACGAAGAAAAACGCGCGGTAAAAGGCGGCGGTTAAGGCATCGGACAAGGCGGCGGACAGGGAGGTGTAAAAGAAAACATTTATAATTATAAAATTTAAATTAATTTTATAATTTAGTTAAAATAATAATACGAAAATAAGACGATAAAGATCTTAGTTCGAGTAGGCAAGTCCTCCCATTCCGCTCATGACACGGAGAACATTGTAGTTAGTGGCGTAAACGCGAACCTTGGCGGTCTCTTCTCCTCCGACGGTTTCGTTGGAAAGGACGAGCTGAAGGGTGGCGTTGTCAATACGCGAGAAGTTGCAAGTGCCCGATGGCTGGTGCTCTTCTGGGCGAAGGGCGAACGAGTAAACGTTAATGCCAGTGTCCGGCGAGCGTGTGTGATGCTGGTATGGCTGGACGGTGTCGAAGTACGATCCTTCACGCTCCGAGAAGCGGTCCTGTCCGTTGAGCTGGAGTTTGGCTGTGACAACTGGGTTTTTGCCCCAGCAGTGAAGGCCGAGGGCGGTCTCGGCGAGAACGAACGAACCGGCGTCCGAGACGAGGGAGTTGCCTGTGGAGCTGAGTGGGTTGGCGTGGCCGTCAGCATGGGCGAGTCCGCCGGTGTTCATGTCGTATTGCGACGCCGGCCACGCGGATGCCGAGGCTTGGATTTCGTTAAGGACCTCCGCACCTGGGTCGGTGAACAAATCGCTTCCGTTGATGACGGCGTTTACACCTTGGGCGCCTGAGCCAACTCCGCTGTCCGGGCCAGAGTAAGCGTGCTGGGCGCTTGGGACGGCGTCAACGCAATCAGTGTAGTTGAATGGCTGGGCGCCGAGGATGTTGTAAAGGAGCGAGTCGCAAAGGAACGACGAGCAGTAATCGACAAGGGCGTCTTTCTGGACAACGAATACAACCTCCTTGCACGGGTGGTTGAAATTGAGCTTGATCTTGTTGGACGACGATCCGACGGATTCATCACCAGTGAACTGAAGCTGCTCAATGAGGTATTCGTGTGGGTTCTGTGCCATGCGGCGGCGCTCGTCAGTGTCAAGGAAGATGTAGTCAACGTAGAGTGACGAGGCGACAAGAGATTTCGAGTAAGCATTGGCGGCTTTGCTGCTCGTGTTTGTCTGTTGGCATTTGAGGAAACCACCGGTGTTTGATACAGCCCACAAGATTTCGTCAAGAGGGCGGACCTCAAGGTTAATCTTAACTTCGTGATACTGAAGGGCAATAAGTGGAAGAGCCAAACCAGGGTTGCGGCAGAACCAGAACTGGAGTGGGATGTAGAGAGTTGTTTCTGGGAGAGTATTGCGTGGGGCACATGTGTTGCATGGGGCACCAGTTGTGCAAGCCTGCTCAACATTGGCGAAACTTGGGTCGGTCAAGTAAGTAAGCTGTGTTGTGTGTCCGATCATCTTGTTGTAGCCAGCCTCCTGCTCGGCGGTGGAAGTAAGCTGGTTCCAGATGTGCATCCAGTCACCGTACTGTTTATCAATGCGCTGTCCACCAATTTCAACTTCAACGTTGTTAATGAGGTGGTGTCCGGGGTAGTCAAGCCAGCGGGCGAAGTTGGCATCGCTCTGGTTAATTTCCGGAAGAGTAACCTGGAAGTATGTTCTGTAGGCCAAATCACCGTTGCGGGCAATTGTGCACTGAACACGGCGACCGAAGTCACAGCATCCATTGAAAGTTTGTTCAATAGATTCCATAGCAAAGTTGGTGTGTCTGCGGTATGTTACCTTGAAAAATGTGATCTGTGGGTTTCCTGTAAGATAGACGTCTTGAGCGCCGTAAGCTACGAGTTGCATAAGTCCTCCTCCCATTGTTATAATATTGCTAAAGATAAAAAAAAAAAATATTCAGACATTTTAAAAAAAAATTATTTTATATTTTCAATGTCAAAATTTCTTACCATAAAGCGTTTTAAATAATTATCAAGGAACACTTCTTTCTTACCTTCATGTTTTTTAGAAAATATATATGCATTTTTGTTTTTTTTAATAGTCCACCCATTATCTAAAGCATTAAATATAAAAGCCATTTTATGAAATTTCATAAAATCTACTTCTAATTCTGATTTCATGAAATTTACCTCTAATTCTGTTGATTGTTTATCCATTTATAAAATATAAATAATTAATTAGAGAAGCTTTTACTTAAAGCTTAAAATTTTTTTTTATTAAAGAATGCCCAATTTTAAACCCAAAGCTAATAAAAAAATAAAGGTAAATAAAAGGGCCCAAATTACATTAGATAACAAACATACTGAGATGATGAAAAAGTTTGAAAAGATAAAAGGTGAGGATATCCCAGAAATAAATAAACAAATAAAAAAAATTAATGAACAGTTAAAAGATTCGCCATCATTGGAGGAAAGACTAGAGCTTGAAGATAAATTATTCTTATTAAAAAAAAATAGGAAAGAGTTATCTCAAGAAAAAAAAAAATATTTATTAGATAATTCTAAATATATTTTTGATTATTTTGAAAAAAAAAGAGATATTTCTGAAGGAAATAGCAAAAGAACTATTCTTCACTCATTTTTCACGGGTGGTGAAAAACAAACAATTAAAAGAAAAAATGAGACAAATGAAACAGTAAAATATTTATTAAATGTAAATGATAAATATTTAGATATAAACAATTATCAATTAAAAAATGATATGTGTTCATTTTGCGGTGGTGAATTAGTTCCAATAGATTATGAAGGAATTTTAGTTTGTAAAAAATGTTCTAAATTTGTGCCATATTTAATTGAACATGAAAAGCCGTCATATAAGGAACCTCCTAAAGAAGTATGTTTTTATGCATATAAAAGAATAAATCATTTTCGTGAGATTTTGGCTCAATTTCAAGCGAAAGAAACAACGCAAATTCCTCAAAAAGTATTAGATGAAATAAAAAATCAGATAAAAAAGGAAAGGTGTGATTTATCTCAAATAAGTAATAAAAGAGCAAAAAATATATTGAAAAAGCTAGGATATAATAAATATTATGAACATATTCCATTTATTAAAGACAAATTGGGAATTAGACCACCATTAATGAGTCAAGAATTAGAAGACAAGTTATGTAATTTATTTTTGGAAATTCAGAAACCATATGCTAAGCATTGTCCTGATGGACGTGTTAATTTTCTAAATTATTATTATGTTTTGTATAAAATGTGTGAATTATTGGGTGAAAAAAAATTCTTACCTTTTTTTCCAATGTTAAAAGACCCAGTCAAAAGAATTGAACAAGATGATATATGGAAAAAAATTTGTAGGGAATTAAGATGGGATTTTGTACCAACAATATGATTAAATGTTATTTAACTATATTGTTAATTTAGCGTGGGAAGCCAACCATATTTGCGCCAACACCGAACCCGGCACCTGTGCGGGCTGAAACTGCCATGGTGGGGACATATGTGTCAAGGATGCTGAATGTTGCAGCAGCGGTTAAAGAGATGAGAGCTACTTCATCAAAATTCAACGATCTTTTTGGAATGGCATAGGCGGCAATAGCAACCATGAAACCTTCAACAAGATATTTTACAGCTCTTTTTACAAGTTCACCTAAATCTAAAGCATTTCCTAAATTGGCAAGCATTATAAATAATAATAAGAAAAAAATATATAGAATGTTAAAACTTAAAAGATAATTAAAATACAAATATATAATGGCTAAATATGAAGAAAAAACAAATGGAGCTGGAAATGAAAATCCTAAATATGTTGATTTATTGGGTGAAGATAAGGCAATCTCAGGACAAAAATTTTGTTGCTTATCCTTTTTGTCTCCCGAAAAAATACTAAAGGATAAAAAAATCTTTCTATTTGAAAAATTCCTAAAACACTTTGATACAGATGAATCTGTTAAAAAATTTTCTCAGTTCTTAAATTTTCTTTCTTACAAATACGAATTAGATTTTGCTAAAATAATGGAAGATTTTGATGAATTTTTCAAAAGTGAGAAAGATAAATTATCTGATAGTACAATTCTTGATAAATATAAGAATTTTTTAGATCAAAAGGAAGATGAACTACAGAAAGAATTTGATGTGTTACAGGATTTCAAAACAAATATTAGAGGAATTAAGGTTCGTGGATCATTTCAAACACAAGAAGAAGCACAATTAAGATGTAGAATGTTACGAGAAATAGATCCTGACCACGATATTTATGTAGGACAGGTGGGAATGTGGATGCCATTTGATCCTGATGCTTATAGAACCGGAAATGTAGAATATATGGAAAATGAATTAAATCATCTCATGCACGAAAAAAATAAAAGTGAAGAAATTGCTAAAAGAACATTTGAAAAAAGGGTAAAGGATTCGAAACGAAAAGCTATAGAAGAAAATATTAAAATAGCTAAAGAAAGTGGAAATAAACTAACACAAACTCTTAACGAAGAAGGAGATTTAATTGGTGTAGGAACAAATACAAGATTAAACAAGTTAAAAAATCAAGAAGTATCTTCTGCTGATATTCGTAAAGAATTGTTTGAAGGTGATAATATCCGAACAAAGGCATTTGATCGTAAAAATCCCGACCGAAGATATAAAGAAGTTATTGAACGTGATGGAGAATTTGAAAAACCACCACAATCAGAACCAAAAAATGTAATATTAGAGGTCGATGAAGCTGAAGATGATTAAATTGAAATTATTTAAATATATTTTTTTATATCATATAATGGAAGTTTTGCAACCTAGTAGTCTTCGTTATTTTACTGAAAAAAAGGAACCACAGTCTTTAAAAAATTTCAGTAAAATATTAAAAATAGAAAAGAAGAAGAATAAGCATATGTCTAAAAAGAAAAAAAATAGATGTGCTTTTGATGGATGTAGAAAAAAATTAAAACTTACTGATATGGATTGTAAATGTAAGAATAGATTTTGTTCTCTTCATCGCCTACCCGAAACTCATAATTGTTCTTGGGATCCGAAAAATGAAACTGAAATGAATATTTATAAGGAAAAATCTGGACTTAATCAGGTAAGCGCCTTTGCAAAAATGGAAAGAATTTAATATTTATTTTGTATAATATTTTTGTAAAATGTCAAGATTAAATATTCTCTTTTTCTTCAAACTTTTTTTGGTGACCTTGAATTCATCAAACATAGGATTTTTTATTTCTTCTACTGGCAAATGATTATGAACGGTTCTAGCAATCATTTTATATAATTTAAAATCTGGATATCTTTCATCACCGTTGTGTTTATATAATATATTTTTTCCTCTATCATCTTTGCACCATTTTATAATTAATTTTCCAATTTTATGGGTAACTTTATGTTCTTCATCGCTATATGGAACAAAATAATCATATAAAGAACAAGCAAGTCTTGTTAAGTCAAAACTGAAGTTAGGTTCCAATATAGGTTTTTTCTTATTTAAACATGGTCCGAAATTATATTGTGTTGCAGCATCTCCCTTTGATTGGAAGCTGTCACTACAAACAACTTGATCTCTAAAATTATAGATTGCTCTTCCAAAATCAATTATTTTAAATATTTTTCCAAATGTTGGAACTTTATAATAAGTTCCATTAAAACAATAATATAACCAAGGTTTGTCTGTTTTTTCAAACATAATGTTATTGGTATGTAGGTCATTGTGTGTAAATGAAAATACTTTTTGATAAGTAATTAACATAATTAAAATTTGAAAGATAATAGATTTCCATTCTGGTATGGTTAAAATTTTTCCTCCAAAAAGTAAACTATCTAATGTATCTTCTAATCCTTCAAGACATATGATATTAACAGGAAATTCTTCTATAATAGCATTTAATACTTCATTTTCACCTTCACTTTCAGAAGATTCTTGACTACTTTCTTCATCGTCTTCTTCATCAGAAAACTCCGAACTATCATCTGTATAAGAGGATCTTGAACTACATGTGGATGATGAATCGTGTGTTTTTGAAAGTTTTTTATTATCGGGGGGAATTTCATTTTTAGAGGTATCTTTGAAACTTAATAAAATTTTCAAATCATTAGAATTTTCTTTATTTTGAGTTTTGAATATGTCACCAAATAAATCATCAGACATTTCTTCACATTCTATGCTAGGTTTTTCATCAGTTATTTTTATTTTTTTTCTTCTATTTCTTGAATTTCCCGAGAATATATCTCCTCTATTATTTTCTATTTTGAATAGTTTATCCATATTTTGATGAAAAAACGATGAATTATTCAGATAATCAAAATCATCAAATATATTATAATAAAAATTTTGTTTAAGTCCAATAAATGATCCAAAAAAATCAACTCCGTGTAAGAATCTTTTTTCATGTAATAGCTGAGAGCTTAGGTAAGAGAAGAACCCATCAACATAGGCGGAGTTACTATTATTTTTAACTTTTTTATGACTATTTTTTTTATTCCAATGTGGTAATTCAAAAAGATTCTGAGATATATCATATTTTCCAATCATGTATTTAATTGGATCTAAAAGCGGAGAATATTTTAAAAATAGAGCTTTTTTCATTTTTCCATTTTGATTTTCAACTTTTCCAATAAATTTATTTTCGTTTTTTTTCTCATTAATAGAAGATAAATGATATTTATGATTTAGATTAATATCGTTATAATTTTTTCTATTAAGAGAAAAGAACATATTATAAATTGGAATAAAATTTTGTATTTTAGAAATACCTGCCGTTGTTTCTAAATCTTTAAATAATTCAGTGTTTTTTCTTTTATTATAAGAAAAACTGAATGTTTCTGTAAAAGATGTCATTTGTTATATTTATAAAAAAAAAATATTTAAATTAAAACTAATTGCGTTAAATACAAATAATTTTATGAACAACTTTATATATGAATTTAGAACTTAAAAAATTTGATATGAGAAAGATACGTTTTGATAATAGTCAAACATCGAGTGGTCCAGTTATTGTTTTTATAGGTCGTCGTGATACAGGAAAATCCTTTTTAGTTCGCGATTTATTATATTATCATCAGGAAATTCCTATAGGAACAGTAATTTCGGGAACAGAAGCTGGAAATGGTTTTTATGGTAGTCATGTTCCAAAATTATTTATTCATGATGAATACAATACAGCAATTGTTGAAAATGTTTTAAAAAGACAAAAATTAGTAATAAAACAAATAAAAAAAGAAAATACTGCTTATGGTAGAAGTAATATAGATGGGCGTGCTTTTGTTATTTTGGATGATTGTTTATGGGATAATGGCTGGGCAAAAGATAAAATGATGCGCTTATTATTTATGAATGGTAGACATTGGAAAATTATGACAGTTATTACAATGCAATATCCATTGGGAGTTCCACCAAATCTTAGAACAAATATTGATTATGTATTTATTTTAAGAGAACCATATTTAACAAATAGAAAACGAATTTATGAAAATTATGCAGGAATGTTTCCAACTTTTGAATCTTTTTGTCAGGTAATGGATCAATGTACAGAAAATTATGAATGTCTTGTTATAGATAATAATTCAAAATCCAATAAATTAGAAGATCAAATTTATTGGTATAAAGCAGAGCCCCATGATAATTTTAAATTAGGATCCAAAGAATTTTGGGAGATTTCTAAAGATCTTAATTCTGATGATGAAGATGAACCATATGATCCTAATGCTCATATGAAACGAAGAGGTCCAAAAATAAATGTTAAAAAGAATAGATGGTAGTTGTCATCGCCTAAATTATAATGTTTAAAAGTCAGGATCATTAATAAAAGCTGCTGTATTTGTTGATATTTTTGCCATTGGAGCAATATGTTGTAACATATAAAATCCCGATAAAGTGCTTAAATATACAAGCAATGCATCTCGTATCAATGTTTTTAAGGGTTTCATTTCTTTTAAAACAAACCTCATTTCAAGAAAACGTAATAATAAATATATTATAGAAATAGTAGCGGATAACATAAAAGGAGAATCACCCATTACTATTATATTAAAAAACTTATTTGGAATTTTATCGCACTAAGTTGTTAAAACTTCAATTTCATTAGAAATATCCGGAGCTAATTTTATTTCTTTACTCAAATCATGAATATCAAGGGTATCTAATTTAATAGAAGGTGCGTCTCTAAAGATTTTGATTTTTTCATCATCATCATAATCTTCAGCTTCTTCTTCTTTACGTTTCTTATGCGCGGCAGCACTAATTGCCTCAAGACGCTCAATTGTTTTTGGTGCGCTTTTTTCTTCCTTTTTCATTGTATTCTTATCAAACAAGGTATCGGTATCATTAAAGGTTAGTTTCGTCGGAACCACGATATTTTTTTCTTCTTTTGCTTCTTTAATTATTTTCTTAATACTATCCGCAACCTCATCTTTGATTATCTCCTTTTTGATAATGGGTGTGTCAATTTTTAAAGACTTTTCGTCATCTTTTTTCTCAACTTTTTTCTCAACCTTTTTCTCAACGTTTTTCACAATAGTTTTTACCTCTTCTTTCGTTTCTCCGCTCTTTTTAACTGTTATTTCTTTTGGTTTTTCTTTAGAACTACTCTCTGTACTGCTCTCTGTACTGCTCTTCTCTTGTTTATTTTCTGATGCATCCACCTGAAGAGTTTCGGTAACTTCTTCAACTACCTCTTCCTCAACCGATTCATCAATATAAGAACGTAAAATTCTTTCAACTGGAATACTTTCACGAATTACATCTAAAATACATTCTTTACATATTGTTTCAGCTTCTCTCATATTTTTTTGAAAACTTAGTGGCGAAATATTTTTTTCAAATAAATACACATTGGAATAGATCTTTCGTGCAAAACTTATATAAATTTTATGAATAAAATCATTTAACTTTGGAATATCTAATTCTATTTTTTTTTGCAATGAACCCACACGAATGCTTGTTAAAACTTTTAATTGAGTTATATGAACACAAGTTAATAAATCTTCTAAATAATTACAACCACTTTTTTTAATAATTCTATCTGTTTCTTCTGAAATAATATCATTATTCCATTTTGGAACTCTACTCAAAAAATTCTGAAAAGTCATAAGATATTTACTTTCTTCGTCATTTTGTATGCATAATTGATCCGCTTCTTTTAAAATGGATTTTATTCCTTCGATAACCAGAGGCGTAAGTATATTTAATAATCTTACACAATATTCATTTTTTGCCTCTGATAACATCCCTGTATTATAATCGTCCATTTACATAATTTCTATATTTTCTAAATTGTATTCGGGACGCATAAAAATAAAATAAATAATGTAAAAAATTAGTAATTTCTCACTTCTAAATTCTTTACGAATTTCATCAAAATATAATAAATAAAACTTTCTTTTTATGGAATCTATTTCTTTTAATTTATCTATTATTTCAAACAAATCTATTGAAGAATATGCTTTCTCATATAATTTTTCACAAAAAACAAAGCAATCCTCAAGAGTTTCATAGTTTTTTTCATTTAATAAATTCGTTTTAAGCCATTTTTTTCTCCTAACATTTGTTTTTTTAAAAATTTGCAAATTATAATTGTGTAAATTTAATCTTTTTTTATTTATAGTTGGCAAGGGAAGATATATATCACAAAAACGAGATAATATTGGTTTTAATAATTTGTCTTTGTTCACTACAACAATAAAAAAACGTGTTGTGTGGCTATATTTTTCAATACACCTCCGTAAAGCTGATTGGGCGTCTGTAGTTAATTTATCAGCATTAAATAAAATAATGCTTTTGAAAAAATCACCCTTTTGACTTTGTATATTGGTTTTGGCAAAAAATTTTAACTCGTCCCTAAAAAAACGAATTCCTTTGCTATGGGCGCAATTGACATACATAATATAATTTTTCATATTTTGATTGAATTTTTCATAAATTCTTTTAATAAAAAAGTCTAACATATATCTTTTTCCACTTCCAGGTTCACCATGAAAAATTATATGGGGGATCTTCTTATTTTTGATAAATTGATTTAACTTTTCTTTTATATCTTCATGAATTGATAATTTTTCCATAAAAATTTTATGGAAAAGTATTTAAACTCTTTTCAATAAGTTTTCTATGAAAGTTATTATTCAAATAGGAATAAAACGCAGTGGAAATCACGGAATACTCAATCTTATTAAAAAATCTGGAATTAAAAACTATATACATATGAATGATATTCATCATTTTACCTATGAAAATTATAAGTATTTTTCTGAAAAAGAACCCGAGTATAAACCCGTTAATGATCATAATTGGACCGGATTTAAAGGGGCTGATATGGTAATTATTAGTTTAGAAAATAAATGTATACCCGAAAAAGAATTAGAAAAATTTCATAATATACCAAATATTCACTTGATTGTTCTTCTCAGAAATCCATTTAATAATGCAGCATCTGCTTATAAATATTTTATTTCAAATCAATGTAATTCTGCCATGATTTTGTTAAAATATATTATGACCGTTTGGAAACAATATGCCAATTTTTTTTTAAATCCCAATACAAAGTATAATCTTATTGTATATGATAAATTTTATAAGGATAAAAAATATCGTGAAACTATATTTGAAAAATTAGGTCTCAAATATAATGAAAAATATTTAAATGAGATTAATGGTTGGGGGAGAAGTTTCTTCGATTTAAATGCCACCAACACTAATAATCAAAAAATTTTTGAACGATGGAAGGTCTTTGAAAATGATAAATTGTTTATAAAAAATGTAATGGACGATAAGGAATTACATGATTTATGGGGTAAAATTTGTGAAAAATTTGAAATCAACGAGAATCTAGAAAAGCATTAACATCCTTACAATATATTTCATAATTATC